TGTCCTCGGTGTAGTAGCGGTCGCCGTACTTGCCGTCGCGGTTCCTGTATTCCACGCCGAGTACCTTGACCTTCTTGCCCATGAGCGAATCGCCCATGTACTTTTCGTTGCTGATCATGTCCAGTATGCGCTGTCCCGACCATTCGCCGCCTGCGTAGCTCGGTACACCCTCGGCGGTGAGGGTATCCGCTATTTTCTTCGATCCTGCGCCGTCAATGTACATTGCGTATATGCGGCGCACGATCTCTGCCTCATGCGGGATGATCTCCAGCGTGTTGCCCTCGACCATCCTGTATCCGTACATGCCGTTTCCGATGCTGATCCAGCCGTTTGCGAAGCGGTGCTGTATCGACCAGCGTTGCCGCTCCGAGTCGACCACCAGATCGTTTTCCGCGATGGTTGCTGCGATCGTGAGGAACACCTCACTGGTTGCCTGCATCGTGCTGATGTTTTCCTTTTCGAATACCACCTCGATACCGAGGTCGCGCAACTCTCGCACCGCCTCCAGCAGTTGCACTGTGTTTCGTGCGAAGCGGCTCACCGATTTTGTGTGGATTGCGTCGAACTTATGCTGTCTCGCGTCTTCCATCATTGCGAGGAATTGCGGGCGTTTGCCGACGCTGCTGCCGCTGATTCCTTTGTCCGCGTATATGGCGACCAGTTCGTTATCGGGATCGCCTTCGAATTTGCCGTTCCAGTATTCCGACTGGAACTCGTAGCTGTGAAGCTGCGCCTTGCTGGCTGTCGATACGCGGATGTATGCGACTATGCGTTTCTTTGCCATTCCTTATTACCTCCTTCGTATTGGTGGGCTTGAACTGATGTAAATTTTTTTGCCCCCGCCGTATTTGGCAGGGGCAAGGATACCAGAAAGAAGCGGAAAAGTCCAGCCCAAATGCGAAGAAACATAAAGAATTAGCAATTGCCGCGCTGTAATTTTTCCTTTGTTTTCTGCTGCATGCGGTCGCGTTCTTTGGTGGTGATCATACCCTTGAGCCAAAGCGTTTGTACGATCGCCGCTGCGAATGCTTCTTTTGCTTTATTCTTCATGCGACCTCCTTATTTCTGCGGGATCTTCAATACCTGTCCCGCGTAAATGGTGGAGGTTTTCAAACCATTGAGATGTACGATTTCCGTATAACGTGCGCCTTTTCCAAGCGCCTTTTTTGCGATCCCCCAGAGCGTATCGCCGCGCTGCACTGTGTATGTTCGTTCAGCCGGTGCCTCCTCTGCGGGTGGTGCGATGATAACGAGATTGGAAATTGCCACCCACGTGTCAATGCCGTCTACAATATCGCCGCCGCGCTTCTGTTGCTTCTTACCAAGCAGTACGCATCTTTCGCCGCCCTTGACAACATTTCTGCCGCCTGCAGTGATCTGCGTCACGATGTGGTTGTAGTCGCGCTTAACCCACGTGGGAATTGTTTTGCTGACAGGGCTGTATTGCGTGGCTGAATCTTTGAATGCCACGGTACAGCCGACTGCGATTTCTTCCTCCGTCGAGTCCTTCTTCACTCCGTCGAGCAGTGCCTTGACATCGTCGCGGAAGGTGTCCATGCTCTTGCCGAACTTGGGAAACCAGTGCATGACATCGCCGTGGTTAGATGCGATGCCGAGTTTGCGTCCTTCACTGTGGCAAATGATGTCCGTCTCGGTGAGACCGAATTCCTTGCAGAGATGTGCGCATAATTCCACCGCCTCGGTGTATACCTTCTTGAAGTATGCCTCATTGGTGAGGTCGTCCTCGCAGATTTCAAAGCCGATGTGTGTATTGTTTGCGCTGCCGCCTGCATGCCAGCCCCTGTGATCCCACGGAAGCGTCTGGTACGTAGCGATGCTGCCGTCTGCCAGCTTGCCGATGAATGCATGAACGCATACCTCGCGCTCCATGGGCTGATTCCAGTGGTTGTTGTAACGGTTCTTGCCGAGCAGTCCGTCATCGGGTCCGACATAGCGTTTCAGCCAAGGATTGTTTGCGCCTGTGCTGTGTACCATAATACCTTTGACCGTGATCCTCCTGCCTGCCTTGTAGCAAGCGTTTTCGGTCAGTATCAGCTTATGCAGTTTCATTCGTATCACTCTCCTCGGTCTTGCCCTTTACGAGCTGCTTGACGCACTGGTTGGTGCCTGTTGCAGAAAGTCCGCTTGCTGCGCCGAGTACGATGGCGACCAGAATGTTGGATGTCTCCATCACTCCAGGAACGCAATAGAAAGCCACCACGCCGATGACTGCGCCCAGTGCGCATGCTACCAGCGGGATGAAGCGGGCGAATTTCTCGGTGCCGCCGACTGCGGTCTTTACGATGTCGATGATGGTGTATACGATCGCTGCGATCGCGGGAATGGTTGCCAGTTCGATAAAGTTAGTCATAGTGATATCCTCCTTATTTGTGCGCCTGCTTATTGAGGTGCGTTTCGATTTGTTTGATGGCGACGGTTACGGGTCCGTCGCAGCCCTGTTCCTTTAAGCCCTTGAGGCAGGCGAGGACACCCTGTGTCAAGATGGTCTGTTCCTCCTTAATCGCTGTGATGTCCTTGTCCTGCTTTTCCTGCTTCAAATACCATTTGTAGATGGCGAATATGACACCGAAAATCACGCCGAGTGCCGTGATCGTCGCTGCCAGCGTGGTGATCAGTTCCATAGCTGCCTCCTTATTAGTCTTCGAATACGATGAGTTCTTCCAGTGCAAGCATATCGTTTGCCGTGGGAAGATCGTTGGGTGTGAGGAAGTCCGTCTCCGTCAAGGTTACGGGCTTGATGTCATCAATTTCCGTGTCCTGCAGATGCTGAATGTCCGCCTCAAATGCTTCTTTGGACTTTACGTCCTTGAGCTTGATGCGTCCGTCTTCAAGAAATACGGGCGTACCGTCTGCCTTCTTTTCGGCATAGGTGTCGACCGCCTTCTTCTCCTGCTCGACATAGAAATCGAACTCTGCTTCTACCGCTTTGCGCAGTCTTACGATCTCGCGGAGCTTTTTGTAATCGCCAAAACGCTTTTCTGCGAGTCTGTCCAGCGCGGGCTTGCTTTCAATGATTGCTTTGAGTTTCATTTTTTCTGTTCTCCTTAATTGAATTTACATATTTTGTACCGATCTCGGTGGCTTGTCCTTCAAACCACCACGAATCGTAGGATGTTTTTGCGCCGAATAGTTCGCGCTTCCAATAGCGAAGGGCTGATCCGATGCTCAATATCAGCATCCGCACCCCGCCGACCGCTGCATTCTGGATGCCGTGTCCGACTTCGTGCATCTTGGTGTGTTCGCTTGCATCTCTGCAGCAAATGAAAAACCAGCCCATTTCCAGACCGCCCCAGCCTTTGCCGATTTCGAAATACGGGCAAATGCCGTGGTAGTCCTTCGGTTTGAATTGAACAAGGCGTAGCACTCCGTAGACGATTAAGCCTACGAAGGACAACGCCCATCCTTTTGTTTTCTGCCGCCTGCGAATTTCAGCGGGCGGCATTTTCAAGATATCGGTGTAGTTTTTGTTACGCATTTGTTCCTCCTAACTGCGCTTTGAGCGCCGCAATTTCTGCTTTCAGCTTTTGTATTTCGCTGGTGTTCAGTGCGACGATCTCACTGTAACGGATGCCCCAGACGCCGTCTTTGTCATACGGTGCGCAAACCGCCGCAAAGTCTTCCAGTGTAAGTCCCGATGATTCCACCGCTTCGGCTACCTCCTGCGCTATGAATCCCGTATGGAATCTGCCCGATGTGCCTTCGTTATACTTGAAAATCACGGGGCGCAGTTTGTCGAACATTGTCGAGTATGCTGCTGGCATATCCTCGATGCTGTTCTTGATGTCACGGTCGGATGAGACCGTAATTGAACTGCTGCTTTTCCATGTGCTGCCGAGGTATCCGTAGCATTTTGAGTAGGTTGTACCTATGCGAAGTTCGATGTATCCCGATCCCATGTAGCTTCCGTCAGTGTCTTCGGCGCTTATCGTGAAGATGTTATCACCGTCTGGGTCGAGGTAGCTGTGAATGCCAAAGGACGAAATGCCTGTGTCGGCTCCTCCAAAAGCACCCATCGTTACTCGGTTGCATGTTCCTACATACCACTGGTCAATACCAACCGTGATTCCGCTCCAGTTGATCTGTGTATATATCTCGTTCATAACGCCAAACAGAATACGCGAGCTGGTCATGCTCAAATAGTTTTGGTTGTTCGAAGCGCCTAACGCAATGGATCCTCCAGTGATTTTTACGTTGGATGCCGTTACTGCACCCGCACTGGTTACATAGAATGTTCCCGCGCCAAGCCCGATACCGTCGGTGCCGATATACACTCCTGCGGTTGAACTGCTGTACGACGTCTTCGACTTGTAAATTGAACTGGTCGATATCGTGAAGCCACCGATTGTTCCGCCCGGCGCTTGCAGCGTTCCTCCAAAATACGCTGATGTGTCATCCACTCGGAACTTCGGAAGGTAAATGTACCACGATCCGTTGTTATAATTCGGATTGAGGTAGTATGACCTGTCTTCGTTGAAGTAGATGTAGCCGCGTATTTCCACGTTGGTGAACGTACCGCTGGTTGCATTGATTGCTCCCGTGACGGTTGCGTTTGTTGCCGTAAGTGCGCCCGCGCTGGTCACGTAGAATGTGCCTGCGCCAAGTCCGATGCCGTCTGTGCCAAGATACACGCCTGCGGTGGTGCTGCTGTACGAGGTCTTGGTTTTATAGATACTGCTGGTGCCGATGGTAAATCCACCGATCGTGCCGCTCTTTGCAGTGAGCGCTCCTGCGCTGGTTACGTAGAATGTTCCCGCGCCAAGACCGATGCCGTCTGTGCCTACATAGACACCCGCTGTGGTGTTATTGTAAGCGGTCTTTGTCTTATAGATGCTGCTTGTCCCGATGGTGAAGCCACCGATCGTGCCACTCTTTGCAGTGAGTGCGCCCGCGCTGGTTACGTAGAATGTACCAGCACCCAGACCGATGCCATCTGTGCCAATATAAACGCCTGCCGTCGTGCTGCTGTACGAGGTTTTGGTTTTATAAATTGCACTTGTCGTGATGGTGAAGCCGCCAATCGTGCCGCTCGGTGCGGACAATCGTCCGCTGAAAACAGCCCCCGATGCATCGTCCACTCGCAATCCAGGAATGCTAATATAATAGCTCCCATCGTCGTAGTTCGGGTCGATGTAGTAGTCGCTATTTCCGCCGAAGTACAACCTTCCCGTGATGGTCATCTCATTGAGCGTGCCTGTATTCGCGGTGATGCTGCCGATTACGTTTAAACCGCTTTCCGTTACCTCCATGACCGCTACGCCATTTGCGTACAAATAGAAACCGTCCGAGGATAGTGTCCAGCCGAATGTGTCTTGGTTACCGCCAGTCCAATCTGCCTTGCTTGTAACGGACGCTGATAACGTATCCGTTGTCTGCTCCAGTGTAGTGATTGCGCCTTCAGCAGATGATACGCGAGTGGTAATGCTGCTGACCGATTGCTCCAATGAACTGATATCACCTTCGGCATTGGTTACGCGAGTCTTGATGCCGTTAACTGTAGTCGTGAGCGTCGTGATCTTGCCCTCTGCCGATGATACTCGCGTAGTCACACCAGAAAGATCGGTGGTCAGTTCCGATACATCCTCCTCCGCATTGCTGACGCGGGTGGTAATACTGCTGACTGATTGCTCCAGTGAACTGATGTCACCCTCTGCATTGCCCACGCGAGTGGTGATGCCTCTGACTGATTGCTCCAAGGTGGATATGTCGCCTTCTGCATTTGTCACTCTTGTAGTCAGCCCATTTACCGATGTCTTCAGTGTCGTGATGTTGCCTTCGGCATTTCCGACGCGGGTTGTGAGTCCGCTGATATCTGCCGTCATTTCGGTGATGTCGCCTTCAGCGTTAGTGACGCGTGTGGTGATGCTATCAACGTCCTGCTCCAGCGTCGTGATGTCGCCTTCGGCATTGCTGACTCTGGTTTTCAGCCCGCTCACATCCGCTTTGAGCGTAGTGATATTACCTTCGGCGGTCTTCACTCGCGCAGCGACGCTATTGTGTGATACCGTTAGTGACGAGATGTTGTCTTCGTTCTTTGTAACCCGAAGTTCAATATCCGATGCCGTCTGCTCCAGCGTTGACACGCTCGACTGTAAATCGAGAATGTTCTCCTGCGCCTCGGCAGTATCGCTTTCGATTGTTTCCACCGTCTTGCTGATAAGCGATACGGTACTGGTGAGTCCGTTGAGGTTGGTTTCCAGATTGGATGCTTTGGTTTCAACGGTTTTGACGCTGGTGCGGATAGTATCCGTACCGTTTTGTTCCTTCCAAGCGCTGCCATTCCAGACCTTCGTTATGGGTGGCGACTGATTCGTGTCCACCCATAACTGTCCGAGGTAAGGCGATGCAGGTGCTGTCTTGGAAGTGACAATGTCATTCAGCGTATGAATTGTAAATTGTGCCTGCGCCCGCATCTGTTCGCCTCCTTCTTTAGATGGTTACGACCACCATGAAAGTTGCTTTCGTGGTTACATCCGTGTTCGACACCGAGAGGGTTTTGCCTGTCTTCGTGCCGCTGGTACCCCAAGTGGTATCGATCGCGCCATCTTTATTGTATTTCGTCCAAGTGTAGGTGCCTTTGCCGTCTGCGTCGATCTCGGCTCCTGCTTGGTACACCACCGCCTTGAGCGTGGTGGATCCTTGACCGTTTTTGAACACATCGCCACCCGTGGAAGTGATGACCACTTGGATCGGATCGCTGTTGTCGATGAAGGTCGCCACATCGGTGAACGTGCTGTTGTAGGTGTTCGACGCGCTGTCCGAGTCTGTTGCCACGCAACGGAATACCGCGTAGCTGTCGACCGCTGCTGCGTAAATGGTGATGGTCGCGGTGGTCGTGCCAGTGTATTTGCCAGTGGTATCCGAGAGCTTTCGCCATCCTGTGCCGAATGCTGCATCGTAACCCGTAGACGAAGAACTGCTTACCGCCGAATCCATGATCGCCCACTTGTAAGATACATTCGTGGTATCTACGGTCGATCCGCGCCAGAGTTCTGCCTTTGCCTTGAGCGTTGCCACCTCGGTGTTCTTGAATACGTTGCCGTCGGGTGTGGTTACCAGAAGGTCAACGATACCACCGCCGTTTACGACTCTGCTGAACGAAATCGTCAGCGGGTGCGTAATCGAAAGTCCAGTCGATGCGTCCTTGTAGGTGATTACGCAGCGGTAGTCGATACCCGTGAGTCCTGCCATCGTGTTTGCCTTGACGGTGAGGATGTGGCTCTTGGTACCGCTGAGTGCATAGCTGCCTGCGGAAGTGATTGCTGTGGTGCTGCTGCCAATGTACCACTTAACCGATGTCACCGCTGCGCTGGTGATCTGGTCGGTAGTCGTACCGATGACATACAAGCTGGGTGTCAGCACGAGGTTAGTGCTGCTCCAGTCGGGAGTATAGCTGCCGTTGTCGGGGTTATACATCTGCGTCTTTGCGTGATTTGAGCCAATGTAACCCGTCAGCGTCAGCGCGTCGTTATAGTCGATAATCGTAAACTGACCTTGAGCTTTACTCATTGTTTTGTCTCCTTTTCGTATTTATCCCAACAAGCTCTGTCGGGTAGTAGTATCTATGAGGTCGCAGAAGAATGTGGCGCGTATGTCTACATCGTCTCCTGTGATCTCAACGGATTTGCTGCCGCCGTAATGTGCGGCATTCCATTCCGCGTCGGATTCCGCATCGTCCGATACGCGCGTCCAGATGAATTGGTTGGGATCCAGTGTGTCGGTAATATTCTCATCCCACGAAAAGACCGTTGCCGTCAGCACCGTGTTGATGTTTCCGTTTTTGAAAATGTTCCCGTTGCTGCTGGTGATCACCAGCCTGTACATCTTTTGTTCGTTGATTTCGTCGATGCGCGTGTTGGTTTCTTGCACCGATTCCGTGGTCGCATACGCCTTCAGCACGACCTCTCCCGTTTCCAGATTCCAGAAGGACGATCCGTCCTGCGAAGAGAGGATACCCGCTTTGATGATGTTTGCCACCAGCGTTCCCGATGTGATGAAGTCCGCCACGATCTGTCCGTCCGATGTGATGGCGGTGGCGTAGGGTCCGTTGTATCCGTTGCTGGAGAAACCCAGCCCACCTACGTTCCATCGCCAGATGTTCACTGCATCCGCGATTGTCGGTGCGTCCATTACCAGCAGTTCGTATGGCTGTCCGTTTTCGCTCTCGGTATTGAGAACGACATATCCGCCGTTCTGTCCCGTGATACGATCGGTCGCATTTTGAATTGCCGATGCCATAAGACTCGGCAGGCGGTCAACCTTTTCGGCTGCTCCTGCTGCTGCGCTTTGTGCGTTGCTTACTTGGTCGATGAGCGTGTTCTTTACCGATCCGAGCGTTATGGAAATGTATTTTTCCGCCAAGGTGTCGTATTCTGTCGTAACGACCTTTGCCTTTGCCGACACGCCGAGGTCGGTGTGCCGTATGGTGACTCGGTCGCAAAGAGAAACGCGCTCCAGCACCGCTGCGTATTCGGGCTGTTTCCAGAGCGGTTCAAATGACACCTTCAGCGTCGGTGTTTCCACACCGAGCGGATTGTTTTCAAGGTAGCGTTCTGCCTTTGCTCTTAACGCTTCCTCGGTTATGACTTCGTCCATTTCAAAGGAATCCGTGAAGTCTTTGATGAGCGTTTTCCTTTGTACCAGCGTCGTTTCGCTTATCGGAAGAATTTGCTCCGTCAGCGTGATCACCGTTTCGTTGCCGTCCATGTCGGACATCACCGCGTATGGAAGCATGTCCGTGTACACCGATGTGATGTCCGCGTCCTGCTCCAGCTTGGTGAGGTTTTTGCCGTATTCGATGACCACGCCTGTCGATGTGCCGCGCCCTTGATGATGTATGACCGTGTAATTGTCCCACTCAAACTCACCGCCCCAGAGGGAAACCAGCGATCCTGCCTCACCGCCCAGCACCGCACGTAAGCTCTTGGGCTTGTTTATCGTGAACGCCTTCGATGCCGTATAGTCGGTGCGGAAGGTGAAACGGTGCGGTGTGAGTGCTGAATCGAATGCATGCTCGATTGCCAGCTGCGGTGTGATCGGTGCTGACTCCCATGCGGGTGTCGCTATGGTGGTAAGGTCATACGACAAGTGCTGCGCGTAGATTTTCACGATTCCATTGAGCGGTTTGGTTATGCGATAGATGCGAAACATCTGGTTGCCCGATGTGTCATTTGGCTTGGCTTTGACCAGCCGCTCTTTCCGTATCTCCGCATAATGTGCGCCTGTGATCGGGTACTTGAGGACGCATTCGTATGCGCCGTTTCTTTCCTCCGTCACCTCGCAGGATATCGTGTCCGTGAGTGTGCCGATGCCGTATGTGGTGAAGTCGGTTGCGTCCGCTTTGTATAAAACGGGGATCATACCGTTTTCCACCTCGGTATGATTTCGACGCTGGTGATGCCACCGTCAAAGGCAACGGTGTTTTGACCGAAGGCGAATGTTGGGAATCCGTCACCGCTTACGGTGTCGTTCTTCAATTCGGTGCCTTGGTAAAAATTCATGAGTTCCGAGTCGCACTCGGTGTACCCGTCCAGCGTCGTGAATTTCCAGATTGCGTTCCTGCCGCTGCTCTGGATGATAAGGTTTCCTGTACCTCTGCCGTTTAAGCGGATGTACGGCTTTGCCTCAAACGGATACGGGTTCGTCAGCACGAAACCCGATGCCGTGTAGGTTGTTTTGGTCTGTCCTGCATAGGAAAATCGCATCGGTTGACAAGAAAAGTTTACGGTGAACGTACCGATCTTGTTGCATTCGTCTGCGATATCCAGCTTGTTGTTGAATACCGCTCGACGGAAGAACTTTGTGTCGTAGCTGTCCGCGAGGGTATGATATCGGTCTGGCTCCGTGTACAGCCAATTCTTAACTGCTGTGATCCTGTCCGCCAGCTGCTCGATGCTTTTGGCGGGAATAAAGCACGTGTACGAAATGGTCACGTTCGGAAACCGTCCATTTGGTGAAATGAGGTCACCGTCTCTGCCGGGGATTGACTGAAATGTAAGGTCATACTTGGGTGCGGAAAAGATTGTCTTCTTGCTGATCCGCACGTGTATGTCCGAGGAGCGTATTCCGTTGTACTCAAAGTAATTCATTATGCAAATACCACTCCTTTCCGCTGCGCGTATGCGCCTGCTGTTGCCATAATTTCCTGTGTCAGTTCGGTGATGTCCTCACTGCTGTAATTGTTGAAGTTCGTTATGTTGAGTTGGAGCATGAAGCCGCTGTCTGCCAGTGTTCCTCCTGCGCCTGCGATGCTGCTATTCACATCGATTTTTTCGGGCAGTGCCGTCGACAAATCTGCGGAAAGTTCGTTGAATACATTATTGAGATCCTTCGACATATCCGTTGCTGCGTCGATGGCTTCTCCCGCCGTTTCATCGATACCGCCTGCAAGTCCTTCCATCATCATGTCACCAATCCACGCCATTTTTCGTGACGGTGAGTGAATTCCGAAGAAATCACAAATGCCGTCCCAAAGGTCGGATGCCCAGCCAGAAACCTTATCCCATATCCACGATGCGAGACTCTGGATGCCTTCCCACAGTCCTTTTACAAGGTTTTTTCCGACATCGACGAATGAGCCGAGTCCGTTGAGAAGCGCGTTCACCAGTGAAGTGATGATCTGCGGCATCGCCTTCACGAGTTCCCAGATAATCTGCGGTAGGTTGGTTATCAGCGACATGAACAGCTTGATGCCCGCGTCGATGAATTTATCGATGCTGCCGAGCAGTCCGTTTATGATGCCGTTGATGAGGTCGGGTAAGCATTGTACAATGCTGATAATGATGCGCGGCAGTTCCGTGATCAGCGAGGTCAGCAGCTTGATGCCGCATTCGATAATCATCGGTATCATGCCGAGCAGCGTATCGATGATGCTGGCGATGATGTCGGGGATCGCCTGCACGATGGTGAAAATGATCTCTGGCAATGCGCCTATCAGCGATGTGATCAGCGTGATACCCGCGTCTATGATGAGCGGAATTGCGTTGATAACGGCTTCCAGAATGCCTTCGATAATGACTGGGATTGCGTCTACCACCGTCATGACAATTTCGGGTAATGCCGCCACCAGTGATGTGATGAGGTGTATGCCTGCTTCGATGAGAAGCGGAATTGCCGACATGATCGCTTCCAGCACTCCGTTTATAATGACGGGGATTGCTGCCACTACCGTCTCTATAATCGTGGGCAGTGCGCCGATGAGGGATGTTATCAGCTGTATGCCTGCGTCTATAATGGACGGTATCGCGGAAAGCACCGCTGTGAGAATGTTCTCGATGATAAGCGGGATGGCTGCCACGATGGTCGATATAATCGTCGGTAGTGCCTGCACCAGAGAAGTGATGAGCGTAATGCCCGCGTCAATGATGAGCGGAATTGCACCAAGCACCGCTGTCAGTATTCCGTTTATAATCAACGGTATTGCCGCCACGATCGTTTCGATAATGGTCGGCAGTGCGCCGATTAGCGAGGTGATGAGCTGGACGCCCGCCTCGATGATCTGCGGTATCGCGTCCATGATGAATTCCAGAAGCGATTCGATGAGCGCGGGGAGCGCATCAATCAAAATCGGGATTGCATCGAGGATGCCCTGTGCCAGTGCCTTGATGAGTTCCAGTGCTGCGTTCAAAACAAGCGGTAGGTTATCTATCAAAATCTTTACGATCTGCGTGATAACCGATACAACGGTAGGTACCAGCTTCGGCAATGCTTTTGTAATGCCTTTTACCAGTGTCAATACGACCTGTATCGCCGTCTCCAGCAATTTCGGCAAATTGTTGAGGATACCGTCCGCCAGAGCCATGACCAACTGCAACGCTCCGTCCGCTATCTGCGGTAGTGCTGATACCAGCGCGTCCATGATGACGAACAGAAGCTCCGATACCGAATCGACGATAATCGGGAGGTTGTCCACGATGGCTTTGCCCAGCGATGTTACGATGGTTACGATGAGTTCCAGAAGCATCGGTACATGCTTTCATCGAGGAATTTGTATTGGCTGAAGAAATCCAACGGGCTGTTGGTGATCGGTGTTCCTGTGAGGATGAGGTTGTACTCACTGTTCTTGCCGAGTCGGTGAAGGGCTTTGCTGCATTTCG